GAAGAGCTTGGAGTAGACTCAGAAAAATTAATTTATTCTTCAGCAAAAACTGTTAATGATATGGTTGATGTTGCAACAAAATTAATGGAAGCCGATGTCGACTTAATTGTAGTAGATTCTATTTCAGCATTACTTCCTGCAATATATTTTGAAAAAGATGGAAATGAACTAAAGGATTTGCAAGACACTAAGCAAATCGGCGCTGAAGCAAAGGATATGACCCACGCAGTCAAGATGTTAAACTATGCAAACAAAAACACATTACTTGTTCTCATCTCACAACAACGAAATCAGTTTGGATCTATGCATGCTTCGCACATCCCCACAGGTGGAATGGCAGTCAAGTTCTTTAGCACCACTGTCATTAAACTTTGGTCTTCTGAAGCTGAGGCTAATGCTATTAAAGCTGGTATTAAAGTTGGCGACAAAATTATCGAACAAAGAGTCGGAAGACCAGTTAATTGGATTGTTGATTACAGCAAAGTCTCACCCCCAAATTTATCGGGACAGTATGACTTTTATTACCAAGGGGAAACTATCGGTGTAGACAGAGTAGGAGAAACCTTAGATGTTGCAGAAATGTTCGGCATCGTGGAAAAAGGTGGTGCTTGGTACACGGTTAATGGCGAAAGATTACAGGGTAGAGCAAAAGCAGTGCAATACCTTCGTGATAATCCAGAAGTTGTAGAAAAACTAATTGGAGAGATTAATGCCAAGTCTTGATGACTTTTTGAAAGAAAATAAAGAAGACATAAAGCATTATGACCTTGAAGATCTTCCTGGTGTTAGAGCCTGTTCAAAATGTGATGAAGATGTTAACGGTGCAAAGTGGGACCCTATAGATTTAGTTATGTCATGGAGATGCTCCAAAGGACATGAAACAATTTTTAAGGTGCAGTAATGTCAGAAAGATCAGAGGCTAAAAGAGATGGAGCCAAGCAACAAAAAAATAGTGGACGTGGTAATTATCAGAAGGGTGATGCACAATGGAGAAATTTCGTGGTGGATTATAAAGAATATGAAAAATCAATCTCTATTTCACAAAGTATTTGGGCTAAGGTTTGTACAGATACCTTTAAAGTTAGTAGGGATAAGTATCCAGTTCTCAAGCTCATCCTTGGCAAAGACAATAGCAAAACGAGGCTTGCAGTAATTGAATGGTCATTGCTGGAACAATTAGTGGAAAAGTGGGAAGAAGATAATGTTTAATAAAAAAACACCAACAGTTAAATTTATTTCTACAGTAGAAGGTTTATCTAGCGTAGAAGAAAGTAGACCAAAACCGTCTAATCAAGTAATGCCTCCTTGGTGGAAAGATGTTCCTATGATTAAAACTGATATTAATTTTGATGGTGTGATTGCTGGAAGTGTTAAAAACTGTCCTTCTTTTCCAGATTTTTTTTCTCAAGGATATATAGTGCCAATGTGGACGGACACGCTTTTGTATATAGACAGTGAAACACAATCATGGAAAGCAAAGCAATCTAATGGAGATTTTTCTTTAGGTATTCATCCACCATACCAATATTTAGATTATGTTAGTCATAAGTTTTTAGGAAAAGATACACATTTTATTTTTAAATTACATTCACCGTGGCAAATAATAACAGATCCAGGTTATTCTGTATATCAAATGCCAACATTTTATCATTTTAATGACGACTATAGTGTATTGGCTGGAGTTATTGACACTGATATTTATTATCAGAGCAATTTACAATTATTAATACATTCAGATAAAAAAGAAATATTTATTCCCAGAGGCACCCCACTTGCACAGTATGTGGTTTATAAGAGAGAAAAATTAAATGGCGTTGTTCGTGATTCTAATAAAGATGATAAAAATTTATTGAAAAGTCTTGAAATGAGATTTACAACGAGATTTGGAGCAACTAAAGAATATATAAAGATGAGAAAAGAAAGAGATAAAAAACAAAATGCTTAAAGAAATTTTAATGACAACTATTACTGGAATGGGTGTTGGAGTAGTTTTTGCATTATTTAAACTTCCAGTTCCAGCCCCACCAGTATTTGCAGGTCTTATGGGAATTTTTGGTCTATGGCTTGGGTACGGACTAGTAGGGAGATTTTTATAATGTTACAGTTTGTTTGGGGATTATTAATAGGCTTTTCAATAGGTTACCCAATGGGTCTTTGGGCAATATGGTATACAAAAAAAGAGGTGAAGAAGCATGTCGAACGACAAGGTGGAATCTAAAAATACTTTAGAGTTAATAAATGCTATTACAGAATTTAACGATCTGCATGAATTTATGCAAGATGAGCACTTAGACAAAGCCCTTGCTGTAGTTGTTAAGTTATTAATGAATCCAGATGTTCCTTCTGCAAAAGCCCCACTTTTAATTATTGAGCTGCAGGCAATGTCAACAAAGTTTGCAATGATGGCTTCCGTATATTCAACAATTATGAAAGACAAGGCTGGATCAGTAAACAATAATAAAAAGAATATATACTACTCAGCAAAGGAGTCCATAGACAAACTTGTAGATGCACTTAAGTATGTCGTAAGGTATAACTAATGATAGAAACATATGATATGACTTGCTTTGAATGTGGAGATGACCGTGAGTCTACTACATTTTATATGTATTATGAAATCGGCAGAGAGTACGAGCCTGGATACTCTGGAAATGAAGATGTTAGTCTTTCTAATTTAAAAGACACAGATGATCTAGACATAAATTCTATATGCGAAGACTGTAAAAATGATTATATGGAGATCTTAAATGGCTAGAGAAATAGTAAAGAATCTTAAGTTTAAAAAGCATACGGGCAAGCATTTTGACCCAGAGCTTTTTGCAAGCCTACTAGATGAATCATATCGTAATACAAAACGTGCTGACGGAGAGATGACTAAAAAATCATTTAGCCCTAGCTCACTTGGGTATGGACATGGAACATGTCCAAGATATTGGTATATGGCTTTCAGTGGTGCAATGTTTATTGATGACAATGATGCAGTAGCAGTTGCTAATATGGCACAGGGAACTCAAGCTCATGAGAGACTTCAAAAGCTAATATCTACTATGCCAGAATTTAGAAATGAAGAAGAAGAGATTGTAAATGAGTATCCACCAATTAGAGGCTTTATAGATTTAATTATGGAGTACGATAATGAAACTGTGATCGGTGAAATTAAAACAGCCAAGCAAGAAGTCTGGGATGCAAGACAATCCGAAATGAAACCTACCGCTAACCATTTACTTCAACTACTTACTTACATGAAACTTAAAAAGGCCAAAGAGGGATTTTTCCTTTATGAAAATAAAAATACTCAAGAGCTTATAGTTATTCCAGTTTCTATGAATGAAAAAAATACTGAGATTATTGAAGAAGCATTTTTATGGATGGCAGAAGTATGGGATAACTTTAAAGATGGTGACCTCCCAATGAAACCAGCTGGTGCTACTAAATCAAAAATGCCATGCACATACTGTCCTATTAAAAAGGAATGCTACGCTGGGCTTGTTGGCACAGTACAAATAGAGTCGTATAAGGTTCCCAAGATATGATTTGTGGAAACAAAGAGTGTGCTAAAGATTTTACAGCTAAGACTCATAATCAAAAATACTGTTCAGATGAATGCTGTCGAATTGCAACCAATAGAAGAATCATGGAAAAGTATTATGAAAAAAAGGCTATTAGAAGCGGTGCACATAGAAATTGTAAGAAGTGTAATGTTAAATTAAGCAGGTATAATCAAAAAGATATATGCTCTACATGTGAAAAGAACATTGGATCTGCTAATAAAAAAGCTTTATGGGATATTGTAAATGAAATTGGGTGAACTTATTAAGACCAAGGCCAACAGAGTTTTGGGTATAGATGCCTCTACTAACTCAGTTGCTTTTTGCTTAATGGAAAACGATAAACCTTTAAAGTGGGGTAAGATAGAGTTTGTTGGATCAGACATATATGATAAAATTTTAGATGCCAAAAATAAAATGCACGGCATGCTGGAAGAATTAAAATCAGATTATATAGTTGTGGAAGGTGCAGTATATGTTAAATCTCCAGACGCTGTAATTAAATTATCTTATGTTTATGGTGTAGTTATTGCAGAACTAATGTCTACTGGCGCAAAGGTTATAACGATATCCCCAACTTCTTGGCAGGCATACATAGGAAATAAAAACCCAACTAAAGATGAAAAGGAAGCAATTAGAGCTAAGAACCCAGGGTATGCGGACTCATGGTATAAGAATCAATTACGTAATATGCGTAAACAAAGAACAGTAGATTATTTTAACAATAAGTATAGTCTAGGTCTATCAGATTTTGATGTTGCAGATGCATTCGGCATTGCACATTATTCAAACCGAATGTTAACAGAACGATGAAATTATATCAAAGCAAAGATTGGTTGCATAGAAGATATGTGGTCCAAAAGAAAACAGTAACAGAGATAGCAAAAGAATGTAATGTTTCTGCAATGACTATACAGAGATATCTAGAGCAGTTTGGACTAATTAAAAAAAGATGAAACTTGAACCAAAAAATATAGAGTCTATTAGTTTTACTAAAGTATTAGATTCCTTTTATGTTTATACTGGAGATAAAACAGATCGTTATGTTCAAAAAAGCTGTAAGGACCATGGAGTTTGGGATAAAGAATTAACTGAGTGGATGATTAAAAATATACAACCAGGATGGACATGCTTAGATATTGGAGCCAATTTATTTTACTTTACAGAAGTGATGGCAAGGTTAGTCGGAAATAATGGAAGCGTAATATCGTTTGAGCCAATAAAAAGACTATGCAGGTCATATGAGTACGCTAGAACTTTAAATGAATATAACAATGCTGGTCAGATAGAAGTTATGCCATTCGCTTTATCAGATAAGGAAGACAATTTAATATTAAATATCTGGGAAGAAAATATTGGCGGATCTGGTATAGTTGGTGAGCATAGAATAGGTAACGATGGTCAGCATGGTAATTTTTATACAGAAGAAATACAGGCAAAAAGATTGGACTCTGTATATTCTGGTAAAGTTGATTTTATGAAAATAGATGTAGAGGGTCACGAAAGATTCGTATTTGATGGGTTCTCTCAAATGGCAAAGGATTGTCCATTAATTGTTGTTGAATTAGGCAGTGGACAGCCAGATGAATTTTTGGTAGAATTAAACGATAAATATACTATGGAATTTTTAAATGGGGAAGCGGCCACATTTGAAAGAATAAAACAGCATGACGTCGTCAACGTTTTGCTTAGGAGAATATAATGTTGAAACCAGTATTTGAAGATGTGTCAAGATTTAACTGTGATGATTTATATTTAAGGTCGGTGGGCGCTCCAGCAGGTAATAGAATATGGTCAACATGTCATGAGATTGCACACATGTTAATTGAAAAGAATATCTCATACGGAAACTCAGCCCTTGAGCCAGCAAGAATATTTTCAACGGCGGATTCAACAGAGCAATTAAAAGTCCGCATTGATGATAAGCTAAATAGAGTCAAAAACAATCAGGGATTTGCTGGGGATAATGATATTGATGATTTAATTGGCTACCTATTACTATATAAAATAGCCAAATCCAATTGACTTTTCAGTCGACTAGAACTATAATTATGTAATAATGGATATCGAACTTACTGATCATTTTGATCGCATGAATAAAGTAGTCTCAGAACTTCTTAAGGGAAGCAACCCAACTCAAATTGCCACAATTACAGGAATGCCACGCAAAGATGTGGTTGAGCTAATTGATGAATGGAAAGCGGTTGTGCATAATGACACTACTGCAAGAGAACGTGCCAAGGAAGCTATCTCTGGTGCTGATCAACACTATGCAATGCTTATTAAAGAAGCATGGAAAACTGTAGAAGATGCTGATCAGGCTGGTCAATTAAATGTAAAGGCAACAGCATTAAAACTAATTGCTGATATTGAAGGCAAAAGAATAGGCATGCTGCAAGAAGTTGGCCTGCTAGATAATGCTGAGATTGCATCACAAGTTGCAGAAGCAGAAAGAAAACAAGAGCTATTAGTTAAAATTTTAAAAGAAGTTACAGCACAATGTTCAAAATGTAAAATGGAAGTTGCAAAAAGACTATCTCAAATAACAGGAGTCGTTGAATCTATCGTAATTGAGGATGCAAGTGGATCTTAATTTTAATGATATTATTGATATTTTGGACGGAGAAGAGTTTGACGAAAAGCCAGTCGACTTAAAAACATTTGTTACTAGTCCAGACTATCTTGGGCTACCTCCGCTTTCAGAATTGCAATATGAATTAATTGAAAGAAGTTCTCAGATATATAAAGAGTCAACATTAAAAAAATTATTTGGTGAAGAAGATGGCTCTAAAAGATATAAGCAAACCTGCAATGAAGTAATTGCACAATTAGGTAAGGGTAGCGGAAAAGATTATTGTTCTACAATTTCTGTAGCCTATATAGTATACCTATTACTATGCCTTAAAGATCCAGCGTCATATTATGGAAAGCCACCAGGAGACTCAATAGATATCCTAAACATTGCTATTAATGCACAGCAAGCAAGCAATGTATTCTTTAAAGGTTTTAAAACAAGAATTGATAGATCGCCATGGTTTATTGGAAAATACGAACCAAAAGCTTCAGAAGTTAAATTTGATAAAAGCATTACAGTTCACTCAGGACACTCAGAAAGAGAATCTTGGGAAGGATATAACGTTATCGTTGTTGTGCTAGATGAAATTTCTGGATTCTCTATTGAAAATACTACTGGACACGATCAGGCTAAAACTGGTGAAGCTATATACGATATGTATCGTGCATCTGTAGCATCACGTTTCCCAGATTTTGGTAAAGTAATATTGCTTTCTTTCCCACGATTTAAAAATGATTATATCCAAACGCATTACGAATCTGTTATTGCTGAAAAGGAAACAGTTATTCAGTCCAAGACCATGAAGATGGATGAAGATCTTCCAGACGGAACAGAAGGTAATGAGATAACTGTTGAGTGGGAAGAAGATCATATTAAATCATATCTATTCCCAAAGACTTATGCCATTAAAAGACCTACATGGGACATTAATCCAACAAAAAAAATAGAAGATTTTAAAGTTGATTTCTATAGAAACTCACTAGACGCCCTTGGAAGATTTGCTTGCATGCCACCAGAAGCAGTAGACGCATTTTTTAAATCAAGAGAAAAAGTAGAAAAAGCTTTTAATAAAATGAACTTAGCAGTAGATCAATTTGGAAGACTTGAAGAATGGTTTAAGCCAGAAGCAGACAAAGAATATTTTTTACACGTTGACTTAGCTCAAAAGCATGACCACTGTGCAGTATCAATGGCACACGTAGATAGATGGGTTAATGTTAAAGTAACAAATGATTACTCGCAGCCAGCTCCAATTGTAAATATAGACGCTGTAAGATATTGGACTCCAACTGCAGATAAGTCTGTAGACTTTACTGAAGTTAAAGATTATATTTTGTCTTTAAAAACTAGAGGTTTTAACATCAGAGTCTGCACATTTGATAGATGGAATTCACATGACATGATGCAACAGCTAAAACAATATGGAATTAATACAGAGCTCCTATCTGTTGCTAAAAAACATTATGACGACATGGCCATGGTTGTGGCAGAAGAAAGACTTTCTGGACCAGCAATTAAATTATTAATAGATGAATTATTACAACTTAGAATTATGAGAGATAAAGTTGATCACCCTAGAAAAGGATCAAAAGACTTGGCGGACGCTGTGTGTGGCTCTATATTTAATTCAATAAGTAGAACAAGACCAGACAACAACAAAGAAGTAAGAATTCATACATACGAATCTATGACATTTGATGATGATTTTAGTAAAGATAATCCAGATGTCTCTTCAATGAATATGATACGGGCACCTAGGATTCCCGATGATTTAAAACAAGCGATGGACAGGATGATGATAATATGAGCGAATATCAAGATAAAGCAAAAGAATGTAAGTGTTGTGGAAAGCATGTTCCGCTGCCAACTGTATTAAAAGAATACAATGGTATAACGCTATGCCCAACAACATTTGCAAATGTTATAGAGTATAAAAGAATATGGAAAAACTTGGGAAATAGACCAATTGGTAGCATTAGAAAACATTTTTCTGACTACGTCCAACAAATAGTAGAACAAACTATAGACAAGAATGAGGACGGCAGCCTTCAATAGGTACTGCTGTATAATAGTATGTATGAAGAGGTTCATATGGACGAGTATGATGAAAAAATAGCTTACTACCTTGAAATAGGTGTTGTCCAGCTTGAGGGCGTAGATGAATATGGCGAAATTATATATTCAGTTTCTGACACAGCAAAAGAACTAGCCCCAGAACTATGGCAATCTCATGTTGAATATATAGATAATGCATTAATAGATTTGTATGAGTCTGGTCTTATTACTATAGACTACGATGAAAATTTAGAAGCAAATATAGGTCTAAGCGAAGAGGGTTACGAAAAAGCAAGGTCTCTGGGTCTTATTGAATTAGATACAGATAAAGATATACCAAATAACTAGGAGAATAAAATGCCATACAATATTAAACAAGGCGTAGCTGGATGCAAAGGATACGCAGTAGTAAATGATAAAGGCGAATTAAAAGGATGTCATGCAGGAAAATCTGCTGCTTTGGCTCATCAAAGAGCGCTTTATGCAGCGACAGCCAACGAAGAAAAAATGAAAGAAAAGAAAAAGAAGATACTTTAATCCTTTTTTAAAATATGATATAATTGTACTAGGATGCCCAATTGGGGTCCTATATTAATTTATTTGCTTATAAAGGAGAAATAAAATGGTACAAACATACACATGGGACCTTTTCAAGGACCCATTTTTTATTGGCTTTAATCGTGAACTAGATAGACTTACAAGGGTTCACAGCCACGCATCAAACTCAACATACCCACCATACAATGTAATTAAAACAGACGACGAAGATACATTTTTAATCGAAGTTGCTGTGGCGGGCTTTGCCAAGGAAGACCTTGGAATCACTGTTAAGGATCAAACTCTTACCGTAAAGGGAGAAATTAAGGATTCTACAGAAGACGCAAAGTTCGTGCATAAGGGTATTGCAACTCGTAAATTCACAAGAGAATTTGCTCTTGGAGAATATATTGAGGTTACTGGTGCTGAGGTATTAAATGGTATGCTCACAATTAAATTAGAGCGTATTGTTCCTGAAGAGGAAAAGCCAAAGACCATCAAAATAAAATAAATAGTATAATATAAATCTGCACCCCGTCACTGGGGAGTCGCAGATTATATGCGGGCCGCTACCCGCAGGATAGACCTGAGCATGTCTCAAAACGGCTCTTTAAAATTTAAGGAGAATCATGTTTGAATACAGAGTTAAGCAAGTAACAAAAATAGTAGATGGGGATACTATTGATGTTGACATTGATCTTGGATTCAGCATTTCATATTCTCAAAGACTTAGGTTGGCTGGAATAGATACTCCAGAATCTAGAACAACCGATAAGGTAGAAAAAGCTCTTGGATTAGAATCAAAAGAATATTTAAAGTATAAATTTAAAGATGCTAAAGACATCGTTGTAAAAACAGAAAAGCCAGATAGTTCAGAAAAGTATGGTCGAATACTTGGGTGGGTGTATCTTGATGGTAATTCTAAGTCAGTGAATGAGCAGATGATTGAAGATGGTTATGCGTGGGGATATATGGGGGAAACTAAAGTCAAAGATTTTGAAGCTTTAGCAAAAATAAGAGCAAAGAAGAAGTAGAATGCCTATCTATGAATACAAATGTGATTGTTCAGAAGAAGACGTCATACAGTTTGAAAGAAGTATAACTCAAGTTGAGCCAGAGTATGGTTGCGAAAAGTGTGGATCAACAATGAAAAGACATTACGGAACATTCGGAATCCAGTTCAATGGCAGTGGATTCTATAAAACAGATAATCCAAAATAGTCAACTAACTTAAATTAATTAAACTCTCATGATATAATTACAGAGTTACATAAACAATTTATGTAACTTAGGAGAGTCTTAATTGACTAGAAAAGCTAAACTTTTATTATTCAGCCTGATTGTATTGGGCTGGCTATCATTTTCTGTACCAGATTATGCTCATGCAACTGGAGAAAATGGTCAAGAACAGGTAGTGGTAAGCCCAGCACAGCAGGCGGTAAACACAGCTCTTGCAACAGCTACTACAGAGGTACAACAAGCCATAGATGCAACTGCAAATTCTGCAACTGAAATAACACAGGCTCAAACAGAATTATCTCAAGCGCAGGCTGCAGTATCAGGATTATCATCAGCAGTATCTACAGCACAAACAAGTGTTAATAATGTTCAAAGTGCTATTAATAATATTAACGGTGTTGATTTAACAGTAACTCCAGTAGATCAAAGTTCTCAATTAGTACAAGATGCTAAAGCAACTGTAATTAATGCTCAAACAGCAATTAATAATATTAATACAACTACTGCTCAGTCAGAAGTTTCTCAACTAACAGCAGCTAAAACTGAAGCCGTAACAGCACAAGCAACTGCTCAAACAGAATTAACTCAAGCAAACCTTGCTATTGATGCTGCTCAAACTGCAGTAAACAACTTACAAGCAACAATTGGAACAACTACAAACGTTTTGGCTGGCGTAGATGACGCTGGAGTAAGAATGAGTCTACCTTTTGGAATGCAAATGGGCGGAACAGTTTATAATGATGTTTATGTAGGATCAAATGCAACAATAACATTTGGTGTAGATCAAGGGTGGGTTTATTATCAAACTCCAGATGCCCCATCAGTTTCTATTGGTGGATGGGACTGGACAACTTGGAGCACAGGAACTGGAATTACATATTCAACTACTGGAACAAGTCTGGACATTGCTTGGGACTTAAGGCCTTATCCACAACAAGATGCTTCTACTCAAATGGTTCAAATAAGGTTTAACGCTGATGTAAATCCAAACAATGGTGCTTGGATGGCAAATGTAACTGCAGTTGGTCCAATACCAAATGGTGCGAGATTTAACTACAGGGAAACAACAAATGGTGCTGTTACAGAAATTACTGATACAAATACTGGTACTGGATTTGCGGGACAAATAAGTCAAGGTACATCATTTACTCCATATGTAGATCCAAACACTTCAACTGTTCAGGCAGCAGTAGATGCAGCAAATGCAACTATTACTCAATTAAATCAAAGTCTTTCTCCAGTTGTTGCTCAAAATACAATAAATAATTCTGCAATAAATGCTATAAATACAACATCATTAACAAATACAATTAACTCTGCGGTGTCAACAAAAAATACTTTACAAACAACATTAAATACAAGGTCTAGCCAGCTTACAACTGCTATTAATAATAATATTCCAACCCCAGCCCCAATCCTTGCAGAACCTATTGTTGAAGGAACTACAGTAACCATTGCTGCAGAACTGCCACAAGGATATACAGCTAATACATGGTTCTATCAAGTAATATCAAATGATCCAGATGCAGAAAATCCATATGAAGGTGGAACATATAATACATACGGTGCTCCAGAGTCTATTGAATTAACTGGATTAACAGAAGGCGCTACATATACAATTAGAGTTGCAAACTGGTCTGGTCCAGTTAGTAGCTATACTGAAACTGTTATTTCTATACCAGCTGAAAATAATGGAAATCTAAATGGAGGAGGAAATCCTCCACCACCACATGGAGATCCACAACCACCAGCAGAAGAACCACCTGCTGAAGAACCACCTGCTGAAGAACCACCAGCAGAAGAACCACCTGCTGAAGAACCACCTG